GGGTCAGACAGAGAGAGGAAGAAGAAAATGAGTGTCTTGAAGATGAGCTCTCAAGATGTTGCAAAGGGTGTGGATGCAGTGGAGAAGGGGGAGATAGAAGCTCTGGTGAAACAGTCTGTTGAGGTTGACATGGGCAAAGTGGACATTGCACTTTTCCTGATTTTTGAATTCCAGGGTTTTGACCCATATGCAATAATGAGGAAGCTGATCTTCTTCAAAAATACATATGGTCTAACAGATGAAGACTTGAAGGTAGACATCCTCTACATGATTGCAGCTAACATATACATGGGAAATCTCTCAGGCAAAGCACTGTCAAGAAGGGGAACAGATGGCAGGGAAATGGTGGATGAACTCACATCCAGGTACCAAATTCAGGCAGGGACAACTGGAACTGGCATTGCATCTGAGATCATAACATTTCCTCGAGTGGCAGGGTCATTCCCCATCATTACTGCCCGAATGGCTCAGAGACTCCCAACCAAAGACATGGTGGGACAGCCATTTCAGTCCACTGCTGTGCCCAAGTTCATGAGAGTGAATGCATTTGCCTCATTCTGCCCCCCCCAGATGTTGATGAGAACCAGGTTGTTTTTGCTTAAAGCTAGTGCAGCCTACTCCTGTGACCAGAGCATAGTTTTCCAGGAAGGAAAAAACAAGAAGGCCAAAAACAAGTCTGAGGTGGTCAAGGTTGAACCTCCTCTGATTGCTGGGGACCAGTGGACTTATCTTTGGGCTGCTTCTGAAGGACCTGTACCCCCTTTATATGCAAGATCCCTCTTACATGCAGAATTGAACACAATTTCATTGCATGGAACCCTATGGGACATTGTTACCAATTACAACAAGATAGTGAATGATGTCACTCCTCTTCCTAATAAAACAGAGTATGAGCAGGACATCACTGACTTCATTGCTGGGAACTATGCTGTGATGGGAGTTATACCTAGGAAGTCTGAGGATAAGTAGGCTACTCCACTCAAGAAATGTTTTCTGTACTCATGTTGTCATTTCCTATTTTATCTTATTTCTTCTTCTTTATTTTTTCTTTTATTCTTCTTTTTTCTTCCCCTTCTCTTAGCTGCTATGTCATCCTGATTCAAATGTAAAAAAATCCCTATCAAAAAATTTTAAAAAATTACAAAATGAGAAAAAAGGGCCCCCTTGCTTGCTCTCAAGACAGATTGAAACTGTCTTGAGAGCAAGCAAGGGGCTTATCTCACCTGGTGACTTCAATAAGAAATGTTTTGAATAATTGAGAGCATATGAAATCTAACTAAAAAGCAAAATATCCTTGTTTTTTTATCTTTTATGGGTTGTTTTCAGATTTTTATGATTTTCTTTCTGACACCTTGTGTTCTTTTTGTACCCTAAGGGAAGTGCACTATCAAATAGTTGATATAGGGAATTCATGTCTCAGGGAAAACAGGAAATAGGTTACCTTATTCAGGAATTTTCACTTTGCCTAAGGGCCCTATTCTCACTGGAGTTCCTGAACTAGAACTGCCCTGGTCAGAGGCAATTTCTGTAAATCTTGTCCTTTTTCCTTTTGGAGGTGTAGGAGCTCTCACCATATCTTTCGAATCTTCCTTGGATGTCACATTCCCCATGTGTTGTCTCCCAATTGCTAGGTCCATAGATGCATTGTGCAATTTGTTCATCCTAGCCAGTTTCTCCTGTGTTGTCTCCACATCTTCTCCTTCAGAGTCAGGTTCTACAGATGCTTCATGTGTGGGAACATTCCCTCCTCTAGAGAAATCCATGTGGCTGTAGTCAACATTTCCATTGCTAGAAACCATGGCCCCTTTCTTGTTGTCTCTTGAATGTTTCAAAGCTTCTCCTCCACTTCTTGCATATGTGTTCTTCACCTTTCTATCACCTTGAGGCTCTGTACTATCAGTTATCTCCCCCCTTCTGTATAACTCTCTGGCCATAGGAAGATGGGAATCCCTCAGAGCAACATCTAGATGACCTGGGTGGAACTCATATTCCTGAAGCATGCTAGTTGTTACTGCAGCTTGTCCTATTGTCTCCTGGAATGCCATAGTCAGTGGAAAGTCAGATTCTTCCAGGTCCAAAAAAATCTGACAGACAGCCCACTGTTCCCCAGAATTGAAAGTTGGCACTTCTTGAGCAAAACTCAAGGACACCTTTCCTGATGATTCTTTTGGGAAACTATAGTCTAACACAAATTCCCCTCGATAGAACTTGTTGTCCTGGAGCCTCAAACTCCTTGCCACCTGACCTGATCTCTTTCTGGTGTCCAGAATGGAGACAACCACATCTGAATGATTGTCTATGAAAGAGCTCAGTGGTGAAAGGATCAAAGAAACCCTTCTTATGAGGACATACTCATACTTACCAATCTTGCCTTTCCTATTATCCAAACTGACAACCTCATCCATAGGAAATTCCTCAACCTCTTTCCTCAGCTTCACTGTTATATGGTCTGGGACTTGCATCCTCCTTCTCTCCACTCTAGGTTGAAGTTGCATCAGCCTTCTATACCTAGCCTCAAGTGTCTCAGGGGGCTCATCATGGATGGCTATATTTGGGAAAACAATGCCCCTCTCATGACTCTGAAGCATGTTCCCTATGTCATTCTCTTCATCAGGCATCTTATGTTGGTATAATTGCCTATCTGCATTCACTAAGGCTATGTCCTGAGCCCTGCTCTCTTTCTGAAATTTCCCATCACTTGACACCAGATCTGTAAATGGTTTCTCCCTTTTGGATGTTTTCCTTCTCTTCATTCTGGAACTGTCAGACCCCTCTTCCTTCCCAAAGAACCTGGCTAACATGCTAACAACTTGTCTGTGCCAATTCCTATAAATTATTTCAAAATGTGAGGAAACTGGTGGGTGGGGTGATGTCCTTGTGAAGTAGATTGTGTTTCTTGAATGGAGCAATGATTGCCA